TGCGACAATCTGCACAGTGGTTTTAATTAATCACTGTGCTACTTTGTTTTTAATTAACAGAAAGGATAATTATGAAAACAGTCAACTATAACAATAAGGAATATAAGCTACCATTTGAGGTAGGCTTATCTGATGAGCCAACGGCTACTGATACTGTTGCTAATAGATTCAGTGGTGAGGAAGTACAACTACCACAATTCGCTATCGCTGTGTATGATACGATTACAGGTGCAGAAATGTTAGAGGATTATAGCACAGTACGCAAGGGACTTGATTGGTTTCGTAGACACTTCACAAAAGAATACATGGTGCTACTAGATTAATAGTCAAGGATATTATAAGGGTGCGACAATATGTCGCACCCTTTTTTCTTTGTTCATCTATACAACTACAGGTTGTATTCTTTTTCTTTGTTTATCTATACAACTACAGGTTGTATTCTTTTTAAAGCATGAAACTTGACTAATTTTCGCAGGCCTGCGGCCTGCGACTATGTATAGTATAGGGGACCCTAACTGTATTGAGAATCGAAAGTTATTAGACCCCCTACCACCCTTATTGATAATAGGGGTCCCAATGGGTATACCCTATATAGTTTGATTTAGTCATAGATAAGTGATAAAATACTTATTGAAATAAAACAGAGTCTCAAAAAATTCTGCAAAAAAATTATATGAATGAGGATCTAATTAATAAGCTTCCTGCGGAAGCTAAGAAAGAATTTCTTAAATATGCTATTAAGCTATCTGAGAAAAAAACTAAAACAAAAGTACATGAAGACTTTCTTTCTTTTGTCAAACATGTTTGGCCTGAATTTATAGAAGGCGATCACCATAAAGTTATTGCAGAAAAATTTAACCGATTGGCAAAAGGTGAAGTTAAACGACTCATCATTAATATGCCACCGAGACATACTAAATCTGAATTTGCATCGTTCCTACTTCCTGCTTGGATGGTAGGTAGAAATCCTAAATTAAAAATTATTCAATCGACCCACACCACAGAACTCGCGATCCGGTTTGGACGTAAAGCTAAAACACTGATGGACTCCGAAGAATACAAATCCGTATTTGAAACTAGACTGAGAGAAGATTCGCAAGCCGCGGGTAAATGGGAAACAGCACAGGGCGGTGAATATTATGCAGCCGGCGTTGGTTCGGCAATCACGGGCCGTGGAGCGGATTTACTTATTATTGATGACCCACACTCGGAGCAAGATGCGCTCAACATGGATTCGATGGAACGTGCTTATGAATGGTATACTTCTGGTCCTCGTCAGCGTCTACAACCTGGAGGTGCAATTGTATTGGTTATGACCAGGTGGAATATGAAAGACTTAACCGGTATGCTACTAAAAAGTCAAAAAGGATTAAAATCAGATCAATGGGAGATTGTAGAGTTCCCAGCTATTCTACCTAGTGGAAAAGCAGTATGGCCTGGGTACTGGAAGTTAGAAGAATTAGAATCAGTTAAAGCATCTTTGTCTGTTGGAAAGTGGAACGCGCAATGGATGCAGAATCCTACTTCGGAAGAAGGATCTCTTATCAAACGAGAGTGGTGGAAGGTTTGGGACAAAGGATATATTCCTCCTCTATCCCATGTCATTCAATCTTATGATACCGCTTTTCTTAAAAAAGAATCTGCTGATTACTCAGCTATTACAACCTGGGGAGTGTTCTATCCAGATCAAGACTCCCCCGCTAATTTAATATTACTAGATGCAGTTAAAGAAAGACTAGAGTTTCCAGAACTTAGAAAGAAAGCCATGGAACAGTATAAGTATTGGAATCCTGAAACCGTTATCATTGAAGCTAAGGCTTCAGGAATGCCCCTAACATTTGAGTTGCGAAAAATGGGGATACCTGTTATAAATTTCACTCCTAGTAGAGGAAACGATAAACATGCTAGGGTTAACGCCGTATCTCCCATTTTTGAAAGTGGACAGGTTTGGGCGCCGGATGAAAAATTCGCTGAAGAAGTTATAGAAGAATGCGCTGCTTTCCCTTATGGAGATCATGACGATTTAGTAGATTCTATGACCCAAGCAGTAATGCGCTTTAGACAAGGTGGTTTTATTTCGCATCCAGAAGATGAAAAAGAACATTCTCTACCATCGGTAGATAGAGAATATTATTAAAAATTAAGTAAGGAGATAAAAAATGGTACTAAAAGTATTAAAAGGATTAGGTAAAGCCTATTTAAAAAAAAATAAAAAATCAATAGTATCAACCGATACTATTAAAATAAAACCTTCTGGTAAAAAAACAGAAACAGAAGCGTATCTTAAAAATAGAAAAAAACCTACTACCTATAAAGGAAGTAAATTCGACAATAAAATGAGAGATATGATGAATGAGCTCGAAAGCAAAATGAGAAGAATAGAAAAAACACCTGAAATGAAAGCGTATAGAAAAAAAGAAAACTGGCCTAAAAAATAATGAATCTTGTTTTACAATTTTTAAAAAACCTAAGACCTTTTATTCGAAAAGGTTCAACTACTTTTGATGAGGTAGTAGCCACTTTTAAAGACAAATTTGGAAGAGACCCAGAGGGTGTAGAAGTAATTTCTATACGAAAAGAATTTAAAGATGCTGCCGAAGGGGAAAAAGTAATTCCTTTTCCTTCTGGTGGAAAAGACAAAGTAAAATACTATACTGAACCTGGAAAAGATTTTAGTCCTAATATGAAAAGAAAATCTCCTTACTCAGGAAAAACTTATCACGAAATGTTAGAAGAAAAATATGGTTTTGAATTAAGGGGGACTGAAAGTATGGGCCAAATTAAACAAATGATTAAAAATATTAACGTTAACAAAGAATTAGACGAAATAATAAAAACTAAAAAACCAAAAGATTTAAAAGATAATATTGAAGATCCTGACTTTGCTTCCGGAGGAAGAGTTGGTTATCTGACAGGAGGCGGAGTAGAAAGTGTTACCAACTCCGCATTAGATGATGAGGAAGCAGCTAATTTAAATCCAGCAAGGGCATTTCAAATGGCGCGTAGTTTTTTTGGAAACCCTGTAGTACAAGGAGGTATTGCTTTTGGTACCGGAGGACTTTCAGGACTTTTAGGTTATGGTAAAAAAGCTGTGGCCGCAGAATTGGTTGGTCAAGTAGCCAGTAAAGCAATACAAGAAAAAATGTTTGAAAACTCTATTAGTGATAGAGGATTAGGTGGTTCTTATACAGGGACTCCAGCACAACAAGCAGCATTAATGAGTGAAATGTCACAAGATAATAGTGGAGGCGGAGATCATGATGGTGGGGCTTCTGCAAGTGCTCAATCGGATGACGCTGCGGGAATGGGTGGATATAAAATAGGTGGAAGAATTGGTTTTTCAGAGGGCGGCGGTTATTGGGAAATTGTTGGAGACGCTCACACTAAAGCGGGCGGGGAAGAAGGAACTGGTTTAAGTTTATTTGATTTTGCGGATATGTATTTTCCCAAACCATTAGCAGAGGGTGGTCTTACTACCATGTTTAAAAGGAAATAATGGAAACTGTTATAGAGGAAGTAATAGATGTAGAAGAACCTTCTATTAAATACAATGCAGATATAGGAGAATTTGTAGATGTTAATACAGATACTAAGGCTTCACAAAGTTCTTTACTACAATGGGCTGCGGACAATCCTATAAAAACTACAGCAGTAGCTTCTCCTTCTTTATTACTTAAAACTGTAAGACAGGGTTCCGGTAAATTATTAAAAGGATTATTAAGTACTATGGGAAGTTCAGCCGCAGGATTGGGTTTTACAGGAATGACTATAAAAGAAAATTTAGATGAGGGTAAAAACATTATAGATGCAACAGTTGACCCCATGGTTGGTTTAGATTTATTATTTCCGGAAGTAGCAAAAAGAATGGGAGGTAAAGGTATACAAAATGCTTTAGGTAGAGCTTTATCTTTAGGTAGAGTGGGAGCTATGATGACTCCTATAGGTCTAGGGATTACGGGTTTAAGTTTAGGTAAAATGGGTTATGAAGCCCTACAGGGTGAAAAAGAAAAAATAGCAAATATGTCGGAAGAAGAAAGAAGTGGTTATTTTGCAGAACAAGAAGAACAAATGGGAGTTTCCGCTTAATGACTATTAATTTGACAAGTTCAAAAACCACTGATATGAACTTGTTAGGTGTTAAAAAATTATTTGAAAGAAGATAAAATATTCCTATGGCTGAGATAGACGACGCATTACCCAATACAAAAACTACTGTTGAGATTCCTGGTGAAGAGGAAATTTTACTAGAACAACAGGAGAAAATTGAAGAAGTTGAAACAGAAGGTGGACCTGTTGAAATTGAAATGGATGAAGATGGTGGAGCAGAAATTTCTTTTGACCCCAAAGCAGCAGCTATGGAAGGCGGGGAAGAACATGATTCCAATTTATCAGAATTTTTAGAAGAGGGTATTTTAGATCCTTTAGGATCAGAATTGTTTGATCAATATACTGAGTACAAAGAATCTAGAGGAGACTGGGAAGAAAGTTACCGAGAAGGTTTAGATTTATTAGGATTTAAATACATAAAAAGAACAGAGCCCTTTAGAGGGGCTTCTGGTGTAACCCATCCAGTTCTTGCAGAAGCCATTACCCAATTTCAAGCACAAGCTTATAAAGAGTTACTACCTGCAGATGGTCCTGTACGAGTTCAAATTATGGGATCTATCACTCCAGAGAAACAAGACCAAGCACATAGAGTAAAAGATTTTATGAATTATCAGATCATGGATCAGATGAAGGAATACGAACCTGAGTTTGACCAGATGTTGTTCTATTTACCCCTCAGCGGTTCTGCCTTTAAGAAAGTCTACTATGATGATCTATTAGGTAGAGCCGTTTCCAAATTCATACCCGCGGAAGATATTGTAGTGCCCTACTCTGCAAACTCTTTAGATGATGCAGAAGCAGTGATACACATTGTTAAAATTTCTAAAAATGATTTGCGCAAACAACAGGTAGCTGGGTTTTATAAAGATATAGATTTAGGAGAACCACCTGTATCTTCCAATCCTTTAAAAGAAAAAGAATTAGAATTAGAAGGTATTTCTCAAAATGGGCAAGAAGATATTTATACTCTTTTAGAAATGCATGTGAATTTAGATTTGGAAGGATATGAAGATGTGAATCCTGAAGATGGTGAGCCCACTGGAATTAAAATGCCCTACGTTGTAACTTTAGATGAAGCTAGTAATAAAATTTTATCAATCCGTAGAAACTACGCAGCAGGGGATCCTTTAAAAAGAAGAATTAATTATTTTGTACATTTTAAATTTTTACCTGGTTTAGGTTTTTACGGTTTCGGTTTAATCCACATGATTGGTGGACTGTCTCGTACAGCAACCGCAGCTCTGAGACAGTTATTGGACGCGGGAACGCTTGCCAATCTGCCGGCTGGATTTAAGTCTAGAGGAATAAGAGTAAGAGATGATGCACAGCCTTTACAACCAGGGGAGTTTAGAGATGTCGACGCTCCGGGAGGCAATATCAAGGATTCGTTTATGCAACTTCCTTTTAAAGGACCTGATGCAACGTTATTACAATTAATGGGTATTTGTGTTCAAAGCGCTCAACGATTCGCGAGCATCGCTGATGCACAAGTAGGAGATATGAACCAACAAGCGGCCGTCGGTACGACGGTAGCATTATTGGAGCGTGGATCGCGGGTGATGTCTGCTATTCATAAAAGATTATACGTAGGTTTAAAACAAGAATTAAAATTATTATCCGAAGTATTTGCAAGTTACTTACCGCCTGAATATCCTTACGATGTTCCCGGTGCATCTAGACAAATTAAAGCATCTGATTTTAGTGCAGAGGTAGATATTTTACCGGTATCGGACCCTAACATCTTTTCTCAAACACAAAGAATTGGAATGGCTCAAACTCAATTACAATTGGCTCAATCCAATCCACAAATTCATGATTTATATCAAGCCTATAGATCTATGTATGAAGCTATCGGTGTTAAGAATGTAAATGCTATTTTACCACCACCAGCACAAGCACAACCTTTAGATCCAGTACTAGAAGAAATTGCTGCAATGGGTATGAAGCCTATTCAGGCATTTCCAGGTCAAGATCACAAAGCTCACATTGATTCTCATTTAAGTTTTATGCAATCTAATACAGTACAAAATAATCCTCCGATCATGGGTGCTTTACAAAAAAATATATTAGAAAGAATTTCTTTAATGGCTCAAGAACAGATTCAAATAGAGTTCCAAGAAGAATTAATGCAAGCACAACAGATGCAGCAGATGTTACAACAACAACCACAGAATCAACAACTGATTCAACAGGCCAATGAGCTTACTTCAACCATTAATGCAAGAAAAGCAATCTTAATTGCAGAGATGATGAAGGACTATATGAAGGAAGAGCAACAAATTATCTCTGAATTCGTAGGAGATCCTCTATTAAAGTTAAAATCACGTGAATTAGACTTAAAAGCAAGAGAAGCACAGACCCGAAAAACTTCAGATGAAGGTAGAATGAGTTTAGACACCATGAAAGCGATGATGAACCAGTCTAACTTTGAAGAAAAACTAGAACAGACCGAAGATTTGGCTGAATTGAGAGCAGAAACTTCGCTAACTAAACAAGTTATGTCTAACCAAAGTAAAAAAAATGATTTTGGTAGAAATTTTAAGAAAAATTAGGTATAATAAATTAAACAAGGAGAAAAATATGAGTAAAGATTGGCAAAGAGGTTCAGGATACGTAGATGCACCTAAAATTGAAAAAGAATTAGGTGTTGGTAAAGATGGCTACCAAACAGGTGGAGTTGATATTACAAAAGACGTA